TTTTACCTGCTTGGATGATTGGTAACAGACCTAATTTAAAAATTATTCAAGCAACTCACACAGCAGAACTTGCAATTCGTTTTGGTAGAAAAGCTAAAACATTAATTGACTCACAAGAATATCAAGATTTATTTAAAACAAGACTCAGAGAAGATTCAAAAGCTGCAGGACGTTGGGAAACAAATGGCGGTGGTGAATATTTTGCGGTTGGTGTATCGGGTGCTGTAACAGGTCGTGGTGCGGATTTATTGATTATTGATGACCCACACTCTGAGCAAGATGTAAATTCACCTACTGCATTTGATAATGCATATGAATGGTATACATCAGGACCAAGACAACGTCTTCAACCAGGTGGAGCAATTGTGGTTGTAATGACAAGATGGTCAACAAAAGATTTAACAGCACAACTTGTAAACGCTGGAGCAAAAGAAGAGAAAGCAGATCAATGGGAAGTGATTGAGTTTCCTGCAATCATGCCAACAGGAAAACCTGTATGGCCAGAATATTGGAAGTTAGAAGAATTAGAAAAAGTAAAAGCATCTGCTGGTATTGCAAAATGGAATGCACAGTATATGCAAAACCCAACTGCAGAAGAAGGTGCATTACTCAAACGTGAGTGGTGGCAAAATTGGGACAAAGATTATTTACCTCCATTGCTTCATGTCATTCAAAGTTATGATACTGCATTTTTAAAAAAAGAAACTGCCGACTATTCTGCTATTACTACTTGGGGAATCTTTGCAGAGAATGAAGGTGATCCTCAACATATAATTTTACTTGACGCATTAAAAGAACGTTTAGAGTTTCCTGATCTAAGACGTCTTGCAAAAGAGCAATATGATTACTGGCAACCTGAAACAGTTTTAGTTGAAGCAAAAGCTTCTGGTCTTCCATTGACATACGAACTCAGACAGATGGGGATACCCGTCGTTAATTATACTCCCTCTAAAGGTAACGACAAACACAGCCGTGTAAATTCTGTAGCCCCTCTGTTTGAGTCCGGAATGGTTTGGGCTCCTAAAGACAGAGAGTTTGCTCAAGAAGTAATTGAAGAGTGTGCATCATTTCCATATGGAGATCATGACGACTTAGTAGATAGTACTACACAAGCTTTAATGCGATTTAGACAAGGGGGCTTGATTATTCACCCAGAAGACTATAAAGATGAGGAGCTTCCAAGAAAAAAACGAACTTATTATTGGTAAATGACATTTGTATTTAAACACCCAAGTAAGTATAAAAGACTTACAACAACTGTACCACCAAAGTCAGGGCCATTATCACAGGGCTTGAATATTGAGTATAATACTGTTAAAGATGTAAAACTGGAGAAAATTAATGGCAGAAATCGACAAAGCACTTCCAAACGAAGTTAGAAAAGAAATTGAAATTGAAGGTCCTGAAACAGCGGCCGAAGAGAATATTGAATTAAGAGAAGAATTACCTGATCAAGGTGAAACTGAAATTACACCAATGGAAGATGGTGGTGTAGAAATTAATTTTGAACCAGGAGCCTTCAACCAGGCTCAAACAGAAGGACACTACGACAATCTAGCTGAGTTATTACCAGAGGAAATATTGATGCCTCTTGGTTCAGAATTACATCAAAATTATTCAGACTATAAATCTTCAAGACAAGATTGGGAACAAGCTTACATAAAAGGTTTAGATCTTTTAGGATTTAAGTATGAACAAAGAACAGAACCCTTCCAAGGAGCTTCGGGTGCCACGCATCCTGTTCTAGCAGAAGCGGTTACTCAATTCCAAGCATTGGCTTATAAAGAATTGCTCCCGGCTCAAGGACCTGTAAGAACTCAAACTGTTGGAGCACCATCACCTGAAAAATCTACTCAAGCAGAACGAGTAAAAGAATTTATGAATTATCAATTGATGGATCAAATGCCAGAGTATGAAACTGAGTTTGATCAAATGTTATTTTATTTACCGTTATCAGGTTCTGCATTTAAAAAAGTTTACTATGATGAATTATTAGGAAGAGCTGTATCAAAGTTTGTTCCTGCTGATGATTTAATTGTTCCGTATACAGCTACCTCATTAGATGATGCGGAATCAATTATTCATCGAATTAAAACTTCTGGAAATGATTTAAGAAAACAACAAGTCGCAGGATTTTATAGAGATATAGATTTAACTCCTAGTTATGACAATGAAACAGATTTAGATAAAAAAGAACATGAGTTAGAAGGTATAAGACAAACAGGTAAGAACGAAGATGTCTTCACATTACTTGAATGTCATGTTAACTTAGACATCGAGGGTTTTGAAGATCGAGGACCCGATGGGGAAATTACTGGTATTAAATTACCTTACATTGTAACGATCGAAGAAAACTCTCGACAAATTTTATCGATCAGAAGAAACTATGAAATCGGTGATCCATTAAGAAAAAAGATTTCATACTTTGTTCATTTTAAATTTTTACCTGGTTTAGGATTTTATGGATTTGGTTTAATCCATATGATCGGTGGATTATCAAGAACAGCAACATCAGCTTTAAGAAGTCTATTGGATGCAGGAACGTTATCAAATTTACCTGCTGGATTTAAGCAAAGAGGAATTAGAATTAGAGATGATGCACAATCTATACAACCTGGTGAATTCAGAGATGTAGATGCTCCTGGTGGAAACATAAGAGACGCTTTTATGACTCTTCCATTTAAAGAGCCAAGTGCAACACTTCTTCAACTTATGGGTGTCGTTGTACAGGCTGGTCAGCGTTTTGCATCTATAGCTGACATGCAAGTAGGTGAGGGTAATCAACAAGCTGCAGTGGGGACGACAGTTGCATTGCTTGAACGTGGATCACGAACCATGAGTGCGATTCATAAAAGATTATATGTATCACTTAAAAGTGAATTTAAATTATTAGCTAGAGTATTTAAACTCTACTTACCACAAGAATATCCTTACGATGTTGTGGGTGGTCAAAGAGTAATTAAACAAGCTGACTTTGATGACAAGGTAGATATTTTACCCGTTGCAGATCCAAACATATTTTCTCAAACTCAAAGAATATCTTTAGCACAAACTGAATTACAACTTGCTCAATCAAATCCACAAATTCATAATTTGTATGCAGCATACAGAAATATGTATGAAGCATTGGGAGTTAAGAACATAGATTTAATTTTAAAGAAACCACAACCACCTCAACCTAAAGATCCATCTTTAGAACATATTGATGCATTAAGTGGTATTCCATTCCAAGCATTTAAAGGACAAGATCACAGAGCTCACATTACAGCTCATATAAATTTTATGAGTACGAATATTGCAAAAAATAATCCTGTAATTAATGCTTCATTACAAAAAAATATTTTTGAACATATTTCTTTAATGGCTTTAGAACAAGTTGAAATGGAATTTGTACAAGAGATTCAACAAATGCAAATGATGCAACAAAATCCTGCTGCAATGCAAAATCCACAGACACAACAAATGATGATGCAATTGAATATGAAGATTGAATCTAGAAAAGCTGTACTTGTTGCAGAGATGATGGATGAATTTTTACAAGAAGAGAAGAAAATTAATGGTGATTTTGGTAATGATCCTATTGCAAAACTAAAAGCAAGAGAGCTTGACATCAGAGCACAGGAAAATTCTAGAAGAAAAGAGCTAGATGAAGAGAGAATTAACGTTGATAAGATGAAAGCGATGATGAATCAAATGACTGATCAACAAAAATTACAACAAAACGAAGAATTAGCTAACTTAAGAGCAGATACTTCTATTGAAAAAACTGTTTTACAACATGCATTAAAGCAACAGGACTAATAATTATGAAAAAAGCAGAAAAAAAGATAGCAAAAGTCATGAGAGAGTTTAAAAAAGGTAAATTACCGATTGGAAAATCTAAAAAACCTGTTAAAAGTAGAAAACAAGCAATAGCAATTGCTCTTTCTGAAGCAGGTAAGAGTAAACCTAGGAGAAAAAATGAAAAAAAATAAAAAAATGACTGCTGTAAAAACAGAAATCGGTTATCCAAATGGCGGAAAAGAAATTCAAACGCCAAAAGCCGGTGAAGTTATGACTGATAAAGTAAAAGGTCAAAAAAGAATGCTAGCAGAAAAGAAAAGCACAGTTACTTGGTACTAATATGTGGTTCAGTGCTATTAAATTAGCCGTTCAAGCTGGCTCTCACATTTTTAAAAACCGTCAAAAGACAAAAATGTTAATGGCGGATGCACAAATGTTGCATGCAGAAAAGATGGCGAGAGGTGAAGCAGAGTATCAAGGTAAATTATTAGAGGCAAGACAATCGGACTGGAAAGACGAATTTATTTTGATCTTATTGTCGGCGCCAATAGCATTATTATCTTGGGCAGTATTTTCAGATGACCCAAGTGCCATGGAAAAAATGAAATTATTCTTTGAATATTTTTCACAACTTCCATTTTGGTATCAGACAATTTTCGTGGGCGTCATAGCGAGCGTTTACGGACTTAAAGCAACTGATTTAATTAAACGTAAATAGGAGAAAACTATGCAACCAAAAAAGAAAATTCCTGCTGGTAAAAAAGGTAAAGGAATAAGAGCTCTTAAAAAGAAAGCTCCACAAGTAGCTAAAAGAATGGGTTACAAAAAAGGAATGAGAGCTTGTAAGTAATGTCAATCAGAGATAAATTTAAAAAATTAGCAGCACAAGGTGGCAGTCGAAGAGACTTTGTCAAACTAGCTAATAGAGAAGGATTGACAGATAAAACAGAACCAAGAAAAAGATTAAAGAACAATAGATACACAAAAGCTTTTGCAAAAGCGAGTACTTTAGATTTAGAAGGTCCTAAAAAAACGAGTGTGTTTAGAAAATTATATGGAATGAAAAAATATACTCCGTTTGGAATTATTGCTTCATCTTTATTTGATGCTAAACCTGCAAATGCAGATGAGATTGATATGACAGCAGAAGACTTTCAAGAATTTAGAAGACAGAATATGAGTAAAGGCGGATTAGTTAAAAAAGGTAAACCCAAAAAAGCAAAGAAAGGTTGGAAGTAATGGCAAAACTTTGTGCAAAAGGAAAAGCTGCGGCTAAAAGAAAATTTAAAGTATATCCATCTGCATATGCTAATATGTATGGATCAGCAGTGTGTTCTGGTAAAATAAAACCAGGTGGTAAAAAGAAAAAGAAAAAATAATGGCTCAGGGAGGATTACGTAAATGGGTACAGGAAAAATGGGTGGACATTGGGGCACCGAAGAAGAACGGGAAATATCAACCGTGCGGGAGATCGAAGGGAAGCAAAAGAAAATATCCAAAATGCGTACCACTTGCAAAAGCCACACGGATGACAAGTTCGCAAAAGGCGAGTGCTGTCAGACGAAAAAGAGCTGCAGGTAATACGGGTCCTAAACCAACAAACGTTAAAACGTTTGCAAAAAAATCAAAAAGAAGTTAATAATAGACTTTATTATGGCAAGAAAACCTGATAAACAACCACCACGTTCTAAGAAATATTTCAGACCAACTAAATCTGGTGCTGGTATGACGAAGGCGGGTGTTGCAAGATACAGACGTGAAAACCCTGGATCTAAATTAAAAACAGCGGTCACTGGAAAAGTCAAACCAGGATCAAAAGCTGCTAATCGACGTAAATCATTTTGTGCTAGAAGTGCTGGCCAAATGAAAAAATTTCCTTCAGCTGCGAAAGATCCAAATTCAAGACTAAGACAGGCTCGCAGAAGATGGAAATGTTAAATGGCAGAACAACTCACTTACGAAGGTTTCGTAACTAAACTCAGAAAAAATTTAAGAACTTCATATCAGCAAATAGGTGATACTATGGTTGCTGGAGGGGTAAAAGATATGGAAAGTTATAGATATCTTTTAGGACAGGCACATGCCTATCAATTAATCGATCAGGAGATTTCAAACCTGCTAAATCCAAAGGAGGATAAAAAACATGAAACTGAAAGACCAGAAAACGTCGTCGACTTCGGAAAGCCCAAAGATTAAATTAGCGCTTGAAGAAAAGTACAACGAAGAAAATAAAAAAGCTGATGACGCTGTTGATAAACATAATTCAATAAAAGATAAAGAGTCTAGTAAACTTCCACAACCAACTGGTTGGAGACTTTTAGTTTTACCTTTTAAAGCAAAAGCAAAAACTAAAGGTGGAATTTATTTAGCTGATGAGTCTATTGAAAGATCACAAGTTGCTTCAACTTGTGGACTCGTTCTATCCATGGGACCTCATTGTTATGATAAGGAAAAATTTCCTGAAGGGCCTTGGTGCAAGAAGGGGGATTGGGTAATCTTTGCGCGTTATGCGGGAAGCAGAATCCAAATAGAAGGCGGGGAGGTTAGACTTCTAAATGATGATGAAGTATTAGCCACAGTGGAAAACCCCGAAGATATTTTCCACCAATTTTAACATAGGAGGATACTATGCAAAACGCAGAAGAAAAAACAGTTGACATAGATACGTCTGGTCCAGGTGCCGAGGTTGAATTACCGGAAGAACAAACATCTGAATCAAACATAGAGGTATCAAATGACACAGCTGATAAAGACAGTGTTGAGTCCAATGACTCAACTGAGAAATCTGATGAGCAGTCTACTGTTCAAGCAGACACAACCACGGACCAAGGAACAGAAAAGAAAGCAGAAGAAACAGAAGATGAGAAGAAAAAAGAGTTAGAAGATTATTCTGAAGGAGTTAAGAGAAGAATAGCAAAGCTGACTAGAAAAATGCGTGAAGCAGAAAGAAGAGAACAAGCTGCTTTAGATTACGCAAAAAAAGTTCAAGCTGAGCAAGAATCTCTTAAATCTAGATTTACTAAATTAGATACAGGTTATGTATCTGAAATGGAAAATAGAATAAAATCTTCTATGGAAGCTGCTGCCGCTAAATTGGCAAGAGCAAGAGAAGATGGAGATTTGAAAGCTGAAATAGCTGCTCAAACTGAAATCTCAAAACTAGGTTATGAGGAAGCAAAACTTTCCGAAATTAAATCTAGACAAACTGAGCCAAAAGCTGAAGAAAAGGTAGTACAACAACCTCAAATTCAAGCTCAAACTCAGGAACAACCGATCAATCCAGATCCAAAAGCTCAACAATGGGCTCAAAAAAACACCTGGTTTGGTCAAGATGAAGCCATGACTTATACCGCATTTAGCTTACATAAAAAGCTAGTTGAGGAAGAAGGTTATGACCCACAATCGGACGAGTATTATTCTGAAATTGATAAAAGAATAAAGCTTGAATTCCCGCATAAATTTGGTAGTGTAGATAGAAATACGACGAGTAAACCTACTCAAGTTGTAGCTTCGGCTAACAGAAGTAGTAAACCTGGTCGCAAATCTGTAAGACTCACACCGTCTCAGGTAGCAATTGCTAATAAATTAGGTGTGCCACTAGAGGAATATGCGAAACAATTAAATTTAATCACGAAGGAGTAAAAGCATATGAGTAATGAAAACGAAAACAGAGCTTCTCGTGCGAGTCAGACTAGAGAAAAAGAAGCTCGAAAAAAAGTCTGGACTCCACCGTCATCTTTAGATGCACCCCCGGCCCCTAATGGGTTTCGACATAGATGGGTGAGAATAGAATCTA